CTAGCGGAGCAGTTGCATCTGCAACTGAAGTAGGATTATTAAATTCATATATCCAAAAAGTATTTGACATGGTTAATAACGATAACTTGCTTGCACTTGGCAATCAAAATTATCCAACATTAGCAGGTGGCGATGCAGGCAAGTTAAATGCTAAATCAAGTATTGACGGAAATGTTGGCGCATTGTTACCACAGATTATAACCTTTAATGATAATGGTGTTGACACTGTTCTTACATTTGATAGTGCAAAATGTGCTAGAGATGTAGGATTAATTGTTGAAGCACTAGTTGATGATTTAAAAATTGGCGGCGATGAATTTTCTCGAGAAGCACAAGGTCAATATTTTGAAAGCTATGTACAACAATATAACTCGGGTGGATTTAGCGGACAAGAGAATGCAACTAAAGCGGCGATCACTCAAATTGGCGTAATTGCTGACAGGCTGTTTGACGGATCTTATGCAACTAACTTGTTGGAGCAAAATGTAAACGATGTTGATTATATTGCTCCGGACTTCAAATACGGAACTGGTGAAAACGGTACTGATCTAGTTGTACAGAACTTATTAGCAAAAATAAACTTTGCATTTAATAGATTGTATAACCCACCGAGACGTAATGATGAAATGGATGTATTCTTAATGAATGATGCTACAATCTTACGTAACTTAACAGTACAAGGGCATGGCGGATTCTTACTAGTTCTTGATCCAGACGGACAAATTTTAACTAAGTCACCATATATACAAACAGGTTCAAGTTTTTCAAAATCAAAGAATGCTAAAATATTTGGCGGCGGAATGTTTGTTGATGCATACACAGGTAACGTACCTGTTTATGTTCCTGAAACAATTAATCCAGACGGCCTTGGTGATGTTAGCGGTAAGGTTAATAATTACGAAATTTGGGTACGTTCTGAAGAAGGACAAGGACTGTTTATTAGACAGCCTCAACTTCCTTGCCCGTTCTATATAGAAGGTAGACGATTCCAAGTTAATGCAATTTCAGACTATAGTCAGTCAAACGGTTGGTGTAAACTAACCCTTGACGCTACTTCAAACGAAGGCGATGGCTTTGACGAAACACAATTTGAAGAAAATAGAGGTAACATAGGTCGAGTAATTTATCTGCAAACAGCAGGTAACAGAAGTATGCTTGGTAATGACTTTACACAGATTAACGATTTAGGATATGGACTGGTTACAAACAACGGTGCATTTTCTGAGATGGTTAGTATGTTTACATACTATTGTCAAGCGGCATACTATGCTAAAAACGGTTCAGAAATTAGATCACTTAATGGTTCTAATGGTTACGGTAACTTTGGTCTAGTATCAGAAGGCGCTGATCCAAACGAAATTCCAGATCAAGTTACATATGCTACAGACATGACAATGCCCGGAAAGTCGTATGTGTTCCAACAAAGTGGTTCACCAACTAACGAAATAACTGAAACTGGTATATATTTAACAGATTTAAAATTTCCACCAGGGCCAAACTCAATTGTACAAATTGATCACGGCACACAAACTATTGATGGGAATCCAGTAGATGTAGGCGTAAAACGCTATAGAATTAGTGCAGTATCAAGAGTACTTGGTCAAACAGCAACTGGCGGCATTTACAATGACGATGTATACAGATTACAAATTGAAGGTAAACCGGCTGGTGAAAATGGAGACTTTTTCTCCGCACTTCAAGGTACAGTTGCAAATGGCGATTTTGTAGAAATTAGATACTCCGAGACACACACGTTTGACAAAGTTAGAAACAAATCCGGCGTTGTTGAACGTCCAAGTACAGCTATTAACTTTGACGAATCAGACGAGATTACTTATCGTTCAGTTTCTTTTAGTGGAGTTAACAACTTTGGTGATAACTTAGGAGATGCTGAAGTACAAACTACATTCAATATACCATACGATCATATTGAACTACCAGTTGACTATGCAAATGTCGGAAGCGGTAATGGTAACGGTGCAGGTAATACTAATATTGCTATACGTACAGATGACGATACCGGTAATGCTCTTGATGAATTTGAAATAGCTCGTTTAACTAGAGACATATACGGCAATCAACCGCCTGTATCAACACTATATCCGAATGCACATGATTTGATTGCACGTAACTTACGATTTGTGCAAGAAGAAGTTGTTGCATGGATCAATGCTAATAATATTGTACCTGGTGGTTATAATCAACGTAAATGTTATAGAGATACAGGACTAATTGTACGTGGTGTTGCAATGGACTTGTTATATGGCGGCAACGCAGGTACAGTACAGAACGCAAACAAATACTATGTTGGTACTGTTTTACAATTACCAGCAGATCAAGACAGTGAAACAGTTCAAGCAATTGACAAAGCAAAAGAAATTATCAAAGACTATGTGTTAACTAAGACATCTTGGACTGCAATTAACAGTAACGGATATACTCAAGACACTGGCGGCTCAAATGCAGAAGCAGGATCGGCTACTGCATCAGGTACATTATTTGATATTGTTACAGATGCTATCGGCGACATTACAACTATACCGTTAACTAGTACAATAACTGGTTATGCTGGCGGTATGATTTTTGCATATGGCGGTAGAACACACCAGATTGTTGGTATTACTGACAACGGTGGCGGATCATCAACAGTTGTTATTGATCCAATGCCGGTAACTGACCTTACAACAGGAAGTACTGAAGGAATTAGTACAGCGTTCACAGAAGACAGAGTCTTGTATGCAGGTCTTCCAGTTGATAGTACAGGTGAAATTACTATTAAAATATCACTATGTCGTGCAACTGGACATGACTTCACACAAATTGGTACAGGTTCGTTTAACGATTCAAACTATCCAAATGTTATTTTAGGTGATCCGGTAGGTGGATTAAATTTTGCACCATACTACAGTGACTCGCCAACAGCAACATCGGCACAAGTTTGGGAAAGACGTAAAGGTCGTGTGTTTTGGATGAGTACAGACCAATACGGTTTCTTCCGTGTAGGACAGTTCTTTGCAGTTGACCAAGCACAAGGGTCAATTAGCTTCTCAGGTGAAATTGGTATTACAGGTGCTACTGAATTAGGATTTAAGAAAGGTGTGTCAGTTGACGAGTTCTCAATTGACGACACTATGGTTGACGAATCAGATACAGCAGTTCCGGTTGAGAGTGCAGTTGTAGGTTATATCGACAAACGCTTAGGCAGAGATAAAAATGATGCGGCTATTCCAAATGGTGATAGAATTGGTCCAAAATATGTAACTGCTACAGGGTCAGTTGAAATGGAAGCTGACTTACAAATGGGAACCAACAAAATTGAAAATGTTGGCACTCCGACTAGTGGGTCTGATGTAGCTACCAAAGCATATGTTGATGCTGGAGTACTAGGACAAGATAACTGGGACGTACTACGTGAAAGTAGTAAAAATGACATTGCAGTAGGTGACTTACTTGCTTACACTGGAAACAGAAAAGTTTTAATTACTGTTCCTGATGATGCTTCAGGCAGTGATACATTTGAAGTAGGAGATACTATTGAAAATGCAAGTAGCAATAAAACAGCAGTTATTAAAGACATTGTTCAAACTACTGATACAGTAGTAGGAGAAAACGAACCTGGAAACAATATTTGGATACTAACATACGAACTAACTGCTGGTGCAGACTTTGTTGCAGAACAAATTGAAGGCACAGGTGGCAAAGCAGATGTAAGTGCAACTATATTACGTGGACCATTTGATGAAATTGGTAATGCTTCAAATAGTAGTAATAGTGATGTTTCGTTTACGCTTACTCGCCAACCAGATATACTAAACGGATCATTAGCAGGTTCGATTGGTGAATACGATATACAGCTGAGAGCTGGCGTAGTTGAAAATGCTGATGTTAGTGGAACAGCAAGCATTGTACAAAGTAAACTATTGCTTGAAAGAGCAGGAGTACTTGATAGTAGTGCATCATTGTTAGGCGCATCAGGCGATGCAGTTGGTCAAACAAACAGAGGTCTAGCGGCATTTGATGCTAATCACTTTACTGAAGAAGTTGAACTTACAGTAAGTGCTAATATTACTGCAAATGCAGGCGACTATATCTATCAAGGAGCATTGTACGGTGAAGTAGTTGCTAATGTTAGTAATAGTGTACTTGTTAAAATTAGAACAAATGATCAATTTATATCAAGTTCAACAGTATTACAAAAAGCAATATTTACAAACGGCCAGCAGGCAGCACCAACATCATTAGGTGTACAATGTACGTCTGTAAAAGTATCAGGCTTTATTGGGCTATTGCCTAGATCAATACAGCTAACTGACTTGGCGCCAATAACTACCGATACCGTAATAGGTAGATCGACAACAGGTACAGGCGATACTGAATTAGTTCCATTTGCAGATATAGCTAAACAAGGTTTTGCAATTGAAGATAAAGATTTTGATCAAAGTGTAATTTCTAAAATTTCAGGGCAAAGACTTAACTTTGGAAGTGAAGTAACAGTAGTCAACGGTGAAACAATTACTCAAGGTAATATTGAAGGACAAGTACAAGGTTCAGTGTTTGGTGAAACTTCATTTTATGTTGTTGATGCTATTAATACACAAACAAGTAACCCAGCTAACTTTTCAAACGGTGCTGTAACAGGCAGTGTAAGTGGATCAATTGGTAACGTAACAGCCGTTAATACTAGTGTAAACTTGCTTGGCGAAGCAATGGTTAAACTAGACGACGGTGTTTACGGAAGTGTACCGATTAGTACAGGTAACTCTAGTGATAGTATTGCAAGAAGAACAGCAAGTGGTGGTCTACAGGTTGAATCACTTATATTAGGTGGATCGAGTACAAACACTGTGCTTTCAGAATCTGGTGGTACATTAACATTCTCAACACTAACTGGTGGTAAGATTTTAGAAGCTAGTGGCGCAACTGCTCCAACTGTTACAACAGGCGGCAGACTGCAAATTGGCGACACAGCTATTACGGCTGCCAATAGTACTTTTTATGATAATACTATTTACGGCGCTGGCGGCGCAAGTGAAGAACAATCTGCGCTTGCTACACGATGGATTTATACATCGTTCATTGAAGCTGGCGGAGAAAAAGGAGCTGGTTCAACTGGTATATCAATCGGTGCAGGAACTGGATTTGACAGTTCTGCCGCAGACGTAATATCATTAATTACAGGCGGTGCTGAACAATTAATAGTATCGTCAAGTACAATGACTGTTAACAATAATATGACAGTTAGCGGAGAACTAAACGTAAGTGGCGGAAGTTTAATTGAAACTATTGCCGGCGACATTAGAGTTAGAAATGCCGTAGACAATGCTAACTTGTTTAATGTGTCAGGATCAAATGGTAATACAACCGTTGCAGGTACACTAGGAGTTACTAGTTCAATTAGTACAAACACTAGTTTGAGTGTTGGCACCAGCGCAACATTCGGAGGCGGTTATGGTAGTACTGGTGTAACAATTAGTAGTGCAGGTGCTATTAGTGCAAACAGTAATATTATTACTGGCGGTAACTTAACAGTTGATGGTAATACTACACTAAAAGGCAATATGGACTTTGGTAATGCTTCAACAGACACATTAACATTTAATTGTAGAGTTGATAGTGCAATTATTCCAACAGGTACACGAAACTTAGGTAGTTCAACAAACGCATGGAGTACAGTATACGGCGGCACGTTTAGTGGTACAGCAACTACAGCAAAATATGCTGACTTGGCAGAAAACTATTTAGGTGATGCAGACTACGAACCAGGTACAGTTGTTGTGCTAGGTGGCGATGCAGAAGTTACTACAACTAACAAAAAAGGTGACACAAGAGTTGCTGGAGTTGTTACAACTAATCCAGCACACTTAATGAACAGTGCATTAGAAGGCGATTACGTTACAGGCATTGCACTAGCAGGTCGTGTTCCGTGTAAAGTAATTGGCGTAGTTGCTAAAGGTGACATATTAGTTTCAAGTGCTATTCCAGGATATGCTATGGTAGATAACAATCCGTCATACGGTACTATAATTGGTAAAGCAGTAGCATCAAAAGAAGATAACGAAAGAGGTTTTGTTGAAGTGTTAGTAGGCAAATCATAATTACGATAAATATGTAAAATAGGACAAATCGAATGGCAAATAAATTTCCTTTAGTTTATGATACAACTGGTAAAAGTTTACAAGAACTAAGCACAACTGATAACTTAGACTTAACAGGTAGCAGTATAGTAAATGCTGTTAACGTTACAGCAACAGGAGCAGTAAATGCTGGCAATGTTGTTGCAGGATCTTTAACAGTTGGAGGGCAAACATTAGGAGCAGTAGCTACGTCAAATGACTATAACGACTTAACTAATAAACCTGCATTGTTTAGTGGTGATTACAACGACTTAACAAATTTGCCAAACAGTGTTTCAAGTGACTGGGCAGACATTACAAATAAACCAGTAATAGCAACTAGTTTAAGTCAGTTAACAAATGATACAAATTTTGTTACTAATGCACAGATTAATATTATACCAGGACAAGTTACCGGATTGGCAACAGTTGCTAGTACAGGATCATTTAGTGATTTGACTGGGGTTCCGAACTATGTTACTAATGAACAAATTAATGGTGGCACACTAACTGTTGAAGTTAGTAATACTGGTGATTTGCAAGGTAGTGTGTTTGCTGATGACAGTTCTTTGATGCTTGATCATTTAAACAATAGGTTATATTCGTCTAAAGTAGATACTGACATACTTACAGTTAATGGAATTTTATCAGCTGACGACTTATCTATCAATGCTGAAACACAGTTAACTATACAAACTGATACATATGTAACTATACAGTCGACTAGTTTTAATTTACTTAACACAGTATCAGGTACAAATATATACGATGTAGACGAATTACGTTTTCAAGGAGATGTTGACTTTAGTTTGGCATCTGTTACAGGATTAACACTTAATCAAGTTGTAGGTGACTTAACTGGTAGTGTGTTTGCTGACGATAGTTCAGTTATTATTGACGGTATAAGCAGATCTGTAACTGCAGATACAATTAATGGTAATGTTATAGATGCACCAGTATTAAAAGGTAACTTACAAAATAGATTGCCTGGACAGTCAGTATCAATAACTGGTGAAGCAGGAATTACTTTATCACCGTCAGGGCCATTAAATGTGCCAAATGCAACTAGTATACAACTAGCAGGTACACAAGGTATTACGATTGCGGCTACTAACGATTTAGCACTTAGTACTAGTTCAGGAAATATTACATTCTCAGGACCAGTTGATTTTACAGCATCAACAGTTACAGGACTCAGTGTTGAAGGTAATTTTGTTGGTAGTGTTTTTGGCGATGATAGTACACCGTTAGTTGATGGTGTTAATAGTAAACTTACAGGTAAAATTGACACTACTGAAGCAATAGTTAATCAAGGTAGCTATAGTCTTACAGTTAATTCAACTGGTGCAAAATTACAAAGAACCAGTGGAGCAGGCGGAGGCCTTGTAGTAACTAATGCTACTGGTGTAGTATTAGGAGGCGAAGCACCTATTGAAATATCAACAGCAGGTGATACTATTGTAATTGGTAACGGAAGTTCAGGTAACATTGAGATTGGTAACGGTACTAATACAATCCAGATAACAAATGGAAGCACATTAGATCTTACAGATGCTACAGCAATTAACTTTCAAAACTCAACTATACAAAATTTAGCATCAAGCAGTATTGAGTATACTCCGGGTAATAATAGTTACTGGAATGGAACGCCACCCGATGATGTGGAAGATGCAATTAATAGAATAGTAGCTTATCTATACAGTACAAACGGCGGCAACCCAGTTTAAGAGGAACAACTTATGGCAATTGAATATATTAATACAGGAACAATAGCAAACGATGGCACAGGCGATGCACTTCGAGAAGCATTTATTAAAGTAAATGATAATTTTGAAGAACTTGATCTTAGAGTAATTGAAACAACACAATTTGAAAATGTTGGATCAGTTGGTCAAGGAGTTTTTGCTGGCAAAGACGGAACTACAGCACAGTTTAAAAAACTAGTTGCAGGCACAAATGTTAATATTACACCAACTGCTACTACGTTAACAATTGATGTTGATAATGCATTAGAACAACTTTTAATTATAAGTGATAACGGAAGTTTAACAGTAGCCCCGGGGCAAAGCGTAAACTTCAACGGCGGCAATGGAGTTAGTACATCTATAACTGGTCAAACAATGACTATTGGATTAGATACAACTAATATTGTTTCTAATGATACTAATCCAACGTTGTCAGCTACACTAAATGCTAATGGTAATGATATTACTAGTGCTGGCACAATTACTGCTAATACTGTTACAGGAGCATTTCAAGGTCTTGTTTACGGATTTGACATAAGAGATTTTGGGCCTTATTTGTCAGGTTTTGATTTTGGCGGAGTGCGTAACACATACGGTAGCGCACTTGATTTCATTGTTAGGAATACTGATATTGATTTAGGACCAATTGATCCTGAAAGAACTGATCTAACTATTGACTTAGGGTTCTTACCATCTGTTTAACTAATACGATAAATATGTTATAGAAGGAATGATCTATGGCATTATGGACAACAGGTACAAATAAACTACTTTCCACGGTTACTGAACAACAAACAGTATCAATAGCATTGCCTGTTGATGCAGATGCAACTATTACGTTAATCAGTGGTAAACTGCCTACCGGCATGAAAATTAACGGAGTTAATTTAATTGGTACTCCGCAAGAAGTAGCCCGAGTAACTGACTTTAGGTTTGTACTTAGAGCAACATTAAATACCCAAATTGAAGATAGAACTTTTACTATAAAAGTAGAAGGGCCTGACACACCAATATGGCAAACACCTGCAGGTGATCTAGCTGTTGGCAACAACGACACATTTTATATATTAGACAGTAGTCCTATAGATTTTCAACTAGTAGCAATTGACGACGACATTCAGGCAGGACAAACTCTTTCATACTTTATGAAAGACGGTGACGGGCAATTGCCGCCTGGAACTACACTTACTACCGATGGACGAATTATAGGTATAGTTGATCCTTTACTTGCAATTGAACGTGGAGAAATTTATTCAAGCGGATTTTATGACACTAGTCCTTATGATTTGCAGTCAGGCGGTTACGACTTTGGTATAAGAAGTTCAAACGGTTTTGATAGCTTTTTTTATGACACAACTGTTTGGGACTTTAGTTATACTGAAAAAGCACCAAACAAATTAAATAGATACTATGAATTTACAGTTAATGTAACTGACGGTGACATTATTGCAAGACGAACATTTAAAATATTTGTAGTAGGTGATGATTTTTTCCGTGCTGATAACACAGTTTTACAAGTTGGCAGTGGAACATTTACAGCTGATAATACTAACTTGCGAACTCCTATATGGATCACTCCAGGAAACTTAGGTATAAAACGTGCTAATAACTATATTACATTACAATTAGATATTATTGATACAAACTCACAAGTTGGCTTTGTAAACTACAGTCTTGAAGATACCAATCCAGGGACATATAAATTAAAAGCAACTGGTGAAATTATTTACAACGGAAAATATGAAGTTACTGGCACACTACCTAAATTTATAGATAGTGGACGAGGTCCTGACAGTTTTTCAGGTATTACTCCTGATCCAATACAACCAAGCGAATGGGAAGTAATTGTACCTGAAACAGTAAGTAAATTACCAACAGGATTAGAACTAGATACTTCAAACGGAGAAATAGCAGGCAGAGTTCCATACCAAGCAGAAGTAACAATTGATTATAGATTTACAATAAAAGCAACTCGATTCACTCCAGACGAACCTGATATTAATGTTAGTACAGTTAAAGTATTTGATATTAAATTACTAGGAGAAATTAATTCTAACACAACATGGAATACCCTTCCAGATCTAGGTATACTAAATTCAAACTCAATTAGTGTACTACGAGTTGAAGCAGAAACTAATGTACCAAATGCACAAGTACTTTACAGCCTAAAGTCTGGTAAACTGCCTCCAGGACTAGAACTAACATATGATGGAGAAATTGTTGGCAGAGTAAATGCATACGGTCAAAATGTTTATAAGAGTATTTGGAAAGGTTCACGCAATTACACAGCTGGCGATATTGTAAAAGTAGATGATGTATTTTATAGAACTGCTAGTAATCATACAAGTAGTTCAAGTGGAATATTTACAAACGACTCAGCATATTGGGTTGAATTTAATTACACAAGACTTGGTCTAACAACTATTGATAGTGATGCTACTACATTTGATGTACCAAATACAACCATTGATCGACAGTATAACTTTGTTATAAATGCAGAAGACCAATACAAATATAGTATAAAAGAGCAACAATTTAGTATTACGGTAACAGACCCTGAAGTTATAAAATATAGTAATGTATATCTTAAACCGTTTCTTAAAGAAACTACAAGACGTGAGTTCAGTGACTTCTTATCAGATCCAGAGATCTTTATTCCAGAAAATATCTATAGACCAGGAGATCCAAATTTTGGTATACAAACAGATATTAAAATACCAATATATTACGGCATTGAAGCACGAAACTTATCAGAGTTTCAGGCAGTAACAGCAAAGAATCACAAAAGAAAACAATATAGAATTGGCGAATTAAAAACTGCAGAAGCTAAAAAAGAAGGCACAAATGATGTTCTTTATGAAGTAATATATGTAGAGGTTATTGATGCACAAGATACTAAGTTAGGTAGAACACGTAACAGTATTCAAATAAAAACAAATAATAAAATTACAGTTGATAGTGTAAACTATGATCCTAACGATATGTTTTATGATTACGAAGTTAAACCATCATTTACTATACAAACACGTAGTGGACTTATATCAGTAAAATTAGGTGAAGACTTTAATATTGTTACTCGTGCTGATGGTACATTTAATTTAAATTGGACACTCGGAATAGAAGTTGACGGACGAACTGAAGACAACCTTATTAAAATATTAGAAGGATTTGGCGATACATACCGACTCCGTCCTGATTACGCAAATACATTAAAAGTAGATAGTAATACAATAACTGTATCTCAAAATAATGATAGTTTACGATACATCAGTAATATAAACAATATGCGAGACAATCTGCGATCTGTAGGTGAAACAAATAGATCGTTTGTTCCGTTATGGATGCGTAGTCAGCAACAAGGTAGTGTAAATGAGTTAGGCTATACACCTGCATTAGTATTATGCTATTGTAAGCCAGGCAAGTCTGCATTAATTAAGGCAGCAATCGAAGCCAACGGTTTTGATTTTAAAACATTTAACTTAGACGTTGATAGATATATAATTGACAGTACTGATGTAAGTAGCAGTGATAGTTACTTGGTATTCGCAAATTATAGACACAATGTATAACACAGATAAATAAGTGTAGGAGAACACACTATGGCAACAAGCGATAATATTACACCAGAACAAATAGATGAAGAATTTCCAATTGCAGGTCAAGATAATGACTCGCAAGGATTTCGTGACAACTTTGCGGCAATACAATCAAGTTTAAGTGCATCAAAGACAGCAATAAAAGATATTGAAGCAAAGGGCGTTTTTAAAGCGGCACTTGGTTCAGGTTCTTTAGATAACGACTTACAGGGCAATAAACTTACTAATGGTGTATTACAAGGCGTAGCATCAGAACATTTTAATAGTGGTAATATTACGCAAAACTCCGAAGCTAACATATTGTGGTCTACAGCAGAATATCATGACATTACTATGGCTAATCCAAGTTCAGTACGTTTGAGCTTAGGTGGATGGCCTACAGCAGGTACATATGGTAGAATGCGTCTTGCTATTCGAAGTAATGATGGCTCTGAAAGAACTGTTACTTTTGAAGCGGCAAATGCTGGAACTTTAAGAGTTAATCAAACAAACTGGACTAGTGCATTAGACGCAGGTGACTTTAAAGTTACTAGTGCAACAAGTCCTAAAATTGTAGACGTATGGACAGTTGATGGTGGCATCACAGTATTCATGGAGTACGTCGGAGAGTATACGATACTGTCATAATGTTTAATCCATTAGTAGATAATTTTAATCAACTAAGTGATAGCGAAGTAGAAGATAAACTTACTGAGCTTGGACGTAAATATTGGATGACACGCAATCCCGAAGTTCAGAGTCAAATTGCAGTCTTAATGGATATGTATAAACTTGAACTCACATCTCGTAGAGCTATTCAGCAACAAAAAATTAAAGATCAAGATAATGGCGATAATTCTCTTGACAATTTAATTAATATCAGTTAAAATACATGTATGCTTATGAAAACAGATTCTCTCGGTATCCCGCGATTTACAAATAAAGATTTAGTCGATATGATCTATAGTGGCAATGTAGATAAATGTCACGTAGTTCTATGTGACGAATCAGATGATGTAGATAAATTTAACGAGGCTATGGAAGAACAAGGTCTTGACAAACTACAAAAGTATATTCCATTAGATGTAGATCAAAAGACTTTTGACGGTGTATGTCAAAGTGAATGGTTTATGCCTGATGAATACAAAAACATGGATATTGCAGAATACTTGCAAAGTAAATGCAAAACGCAAGAAGAACTTACACGTTATTTTGAAGAATATGCAGAGTTTAACAAACGAGGTATGCTACCGCTATTACGCTATATGATTTATCTTGTAGACTTTATGCGTGAGAATGACATTGTATGGGGAGTAGGTAGAGGATCAAGTGTAGCAAGTTATGTGTTGTATTTGATAGGTGTACACAAAATTAATTCAATCCAGTTTGGCCTGGATTGGAGAGAGTTCTTAAGATAAGTAAGCATATAACATTTAGGAGAAACTAAAATGGTACAAAAAGCAAAAGGACAAAAAGTCTATAAGACCATGCAAGGTAAGATGGTTGATATGGATATGCTCCGAAAGAAAAACGAACTAACTCAAGCAGTAGGTAATGCAAAGGTTAATGCCCGTGGTGATGAATTAGGACCTGGCGGCAAAATTATTAAAAAACGTGAAGATGTAGTTAAAGAATACTATGAATCGCATCAAGGAGTTGTTGACGAGCCTGCGGTTAAAGAGCCGGAAAAAGACTTGACAGATGACTGGGAAGAACCTGCACCTGTAAAAGAAACAACAAAAGCTAAAACTCGCACAACAACAAAATCTAAAGTTGAAGTTGAAGACGAATGGGTCGAAGACGAAGACGGTAACTTTGTAAAAAAAGGTGACTAATGAATAAAGCAATTAAAGGTAACGTCAGAGCCATTGGCGATCGTGTTTTAGTAGCAAATATGTACTTTGGTGAACAAAAAACTAAAGGTGGTATTATTATTCAAGACGATGATGGCAAAACTCGCGGCATTTATCCTCGTTGGGGGCAGGTACACTCTAAAGGTCCTCGAAACAATGACATTTATGATGTAGGTGATTGGATACTTATTGAACACGGACGATGGACTCGCGCAATGAAACTAGAAACAGATGATGGTGAAGAACTTGAGGTTCGAATGATTGATGCCGAGTGTGTATTAGCCATGTCAGATGAAAAGCCAGATGAAGTACAGATTGGTTCAGAGTACGCAGACGGTGAACATGCAACAATTGACCCTAGTAGTTTTGTAAGGACATAAAATGACAAACCCATTTGAAGATATCAATAAATTCGCAACGGCTTGTGATCAAGAGCCAAGCGAAGCAAACTATAATATGTATCTTGATTTAATTCGAGAAGAAGTAGGCGAACTAGAAGAAGCCATTACAGAAAACGACAGGATAGAACAGTTAGACGCACTAATTGATATCTTAGTTGTTACATTAGGCGCCGTTCGAGCAGGAGGCTTTAAAGGTCAAGATGCTTGGAAAGAAGTAATGGACACAAACTTTGCTAAAATTGATCCTACTACAGGCAAAGTTATCAAACGAGAAGATGGTAAAGTACTAAAGCCCGAAGGTTGGAAGGCTCCAAAACTTGAACCATTTATTTGAAAATTTTGAATGGTATGACATTCCTGTCATACTGTTCTTTGCAAACACACTTGCTACACTAGGATTAACGACTTTATTTGGTGGCGGCTTTGTCACAGGCATTATGCTAGTAGTAACTTGGGAGTGTTGGAAACTCTACGAAAAATATCGTGCAAAAAACACTTGACTTCTAAAGCAATCTCTGCTATAATTAACTTAAATTAAACGAGCGGCTATAGCTCAGCTGGATAGAGCGTAGGTTTGCGGAACCTAAGGTCAGGAGTTCGAATCTCTTTAGCCGCGCCAAACGAGGATTTTTTATGGCTACACACGGTATGATTGATTTAGAAACACTAGGCGTAGAACCTGATAGTGTTGTAATGACGTTAGGTGCTATTAAGTTTGATCCGTTTACAGATACAGAACCGCACAGTCCTTTATACTTGCGTGGCGATGTAGAAGAACAAACAGAACACTACAATCGTTCTATTGACGAAAACACTCTTGCTTGGTGGGCAACTCAACCACAAGAAATTCAAGACGAAGCATTTGGTGATGACTTAGAAAGAGTAAGTGTACAAGAAATGCTACGTCAACTTAATAAATGGTGTGTAGGATTAGACTATATTTGGTGTCAAGGTCCTACATTTGATTTTGTAATACTACAGCATTTATACAAAGAAGCAGAAAAGCCTGCTCCGTGGAACTACTGGCAAATTAGAGATAGTCGAACATTGTTTGCTATGATGCCAAGTGATCCACGCAAAGCAATACAAGAAAGCCTTCACAACGCACTGGCAGATTGTTATTATCAAGCAAAGTGCGTACAACAATCATATAAACATTTTGGAGTTACAAAATAAATGAACCCAGTATCACGAGAAGTAGACGACGAATCTAAACGATTAATACAAGAATATCTTGACAAGGGCGGCAAAATTACATATTGTGAGCCAATGGCCCGTACAGAAAATATTGAAGTTAAAGGGGGCTTCTACGGTACGAAAAAGAAAAAGAAAAAGGAAGAATGATTTGACAAACTTTGAAAATACTGCTATAATAGCAGAACTACTATCAGATGATTATGAAATGATTGGAGAAGCAATGCCATTAACAACTAATGCTGTTAAACTTAACAAACATAGCATGAAAGATTTAGATAAGGTATTGGATCAAATTAAACTAACTTCTGAAGAAATGACTAAATTAAAACAAATTATAGAGGCAACTAAATGAAAGAACTATGGGTAGAAAAGTACCGTCCTAAAACAGTAGACGGATATGTGTTTAGAGATGAAGCACAGCGTAATCAAGTAAACACTTGGATCAAAGACAAAACTATTCCACATTTGTTGTTTAGCGGCAATGCAGGTATTGGTAAAACTACCCTTGCAAAATTAATGTTTAACGAGCTTGATATAAATCCGTTAGATATTCTTGAAATAAATGCAAGTCGTACAAACTCAGTAGATGATGTACGTGATAAAATTGTTAACTTTGTGCAAATGATTCCATTTGGAGACTTTAAAGTTGTATTACTTGATGAAGCCGATTATCTTAGTCCAAACGCTCAAGCGGCACTACGTGGCGTTATGGAAGAATATCACACCACTGCAAGGTTTATTCTTACTTGTAATTACCCCAATCGTATTATCCCTGCTTTGCACAGTCGTTGTCAAGGCTTTCACATTGCTAAAATAGATCAAACAGAGTTTACTGCTCGTGTAGCAGAGATTCTTATTACAGAAGGTGTTACTCCTGATCTAGACACACTTGATACATATGTAAAAGCAACATATCCAGACTTGCGTAAGTGTATCAACACAGTGCAAATGAATTCGCAAGACGGAAACTTACTAGCACCACATGAAGGCGACACAGGTGAACAAGACTGGAAGCTAGATATGGTTGAACTATTTAAAGCAGGTAAAATACAAGATGCACGTAAACTATTGTGCGGAGCAGTTCGTCCTGAAGAAATGGAAGAAATTTATCGTTGGCTGTATGACAATGTTGAACTGTTCGGAACTGAGCAACAGCAAGATGATGCAGTGCTAATTATTAAACAAGGGTTAGTTGATCATACATTGGTAGCTGATCCTGAAATAAACTTATCAGCAACGTTAATTAATTTGGCGAAAGTGTAGTGACATACTTAGTTACAGATAATTGTATTAAATGCAAGCACACAGATTGTGTAAGTGTTTGCCCAGTAGATTGTTTTTATGAAGCAGATAATTTTCTAGCAATTAATCCTGACGAATGTATTGATTGCGGTGTTTGTGTACCCGAGTGTCCAGCGGATGCTATTGTTGCAGATACTGATCTAAGTGTTGAAGAACTTGAAAAATGGGAAAATATAAATCGAAAAGTATCTTCCTGGAATGTAAATATAGTTGACCAACAAGACTCACTGCCAGATGCTGATAAATGGGATCAATATCCTAATAAGTACGAAGAATTTGGAATAATACCTTGTGTGGAGATAGATTAAATGAGTAAAGGAAGTAGACAACGGCCAAGAGCAATTGATACTAATACATTTGAAGATAACTGGGACGCAATCTTTAACAAAAAGAAAGCTGACTATAAAGAAGTACAACAAGACCTTACTGAATTAAACGGTGATGGCAATCGAACCCGAGGAAGGTACGGCGAAGATAATGATAAAAGCAATTCTAGCGTGTGACGATTATGGCGGTGTAAGTAAAAACGGAACACTACCATGGCCTAACAATAGTACAGATCTAAAATGGTTTAAAGATAATACAGCAGGTCATATTGTAATAATGGGATCTACCACTTGGAACGATCCACACATGCCTCGCCCTTTACCTAAACGTAAAAATGTATTAGCAACTACTCAGCCAAGAAACTATCCTGGTGCTGACATTTATATTAGCGGCAACCTTAGCGAAAGCATAGTAAAAATTGCTGAGGATTATCCACAATTAATTACATGGGTAATTGGCGGACCAAAGATTATTGAACAAACACTAGATGTAATTGATGAATTTTACCTAAGTCGTATTCCAGGTGCATATGCCTGTGATACTTTCCTTCCTATAAAAGATATTGAATCATTATTCGAAAAGACTTGGTCTGAAAATCATGACGAAGTAGAGTTTCAAATTTGGAGTAAAAAATGATTGACGAAATTGTAAAAATTATTTTTGGTATTATTATATTAATACCATTTGCTTGGGTAGTTTGGGAGTCATCTGTAATGTTAGCTGAACGTAAAGCAAGATATCGTGCAGGTACTCATGACTACTACGACAATCCTATAGTAAAGGAAACAGATGAAACAATATCTTGATGCATTACAATATATTTTAGATAACGGCGAAAATGTAAGTGATAGAACAGGTGTAGGTACACGTACCGTATTTGGATATCAAATGCGTTTTCCTCTAACATACAGTAACTTTCCAGCTGTAACTACAAAGAAACTTGCGTGGCGTAGTGTAGTAGGAGAACTACTATGGTTCTTAGAAGGATCAACATCTGAGCCAAGACTAGCAGAAATTACACACGGCGATAAAACAAAGAATACAATTTGGACAGCTAATTTTAAAGAACAAGGTGTAGCATTAGGATACACAGACGGAGAGCTTGGTCCTGTATATGGTTCTCAATGGAGAAACTTTAACGGCGATAGTGTAGATCAAATTGCATCTGTTATAGATCAACTTAAAAATAATCCTGACAGTAGACGAATTATTGTAAGTGCTTGGAACCCAAGTAAGCTAGACAAAATGGCGCTACCTCCGTGCCATGCATTTGCACAGTTTAAAGTAATAAACGGCAAACTAAGTTGTCAACTGTATCAACGTAGTGCTGACATGTTTTTAGGTGTGCCTTTTAACATTGCATCGTATAGTTTGCTTACACATATGTTAGCACAAATTTGCGATCTAGAGCTAGGAGAATTTATATGGACCGGCGGCGATTGTCATATCTACAGCAACCATATGGATCAAGTAAACCAACAATTAGAACGTAAGCCTGTAAACGGTCCTATACTAGAGATGCCTGAGTTTACTACACTAGAAGAACTATTACAAACCAAAACTGAAGATTACAAACTTGTAGGTTATAATCCTATGCCAAGTATAAAGGCACCTATGGCAGTATGATGGGAGCAAATTGGCAACAGGATCCAAAAGAAGTTACATTTCAAAAGTTTGCTTGGTTTCCTATACGTAGTTCTTTTAGTAGAAAATTAATTTGGCTAAAACACTATGTAGAAAAAGAAATATACCATGATAGCGAAATGTCAAATCCAATACGTTCTAATACATTTAATCTAGTATATACGCAAAACGAACATTTACTTTATTTACTGAGGAAAGATGAACACTAATTCTTCAACCTTTTGTCCTTTGATGCGGCATCAACTTACTATTAATCAAATGGGCAAGGTAATGCCTTGTTGTCATTTTGGTGAGCATATACCTATTGACCAATATGAAGAAACAACAACAAAATTTGCAGAACAGTTAGAAGCAGGTGAACGCATACCACAGTGTCAAGGTTGTTGGCAAACTGAGGATAAAGGTTTAGTTAGTGTACGACAAAGTGCAGTAGATAATTACGATCGAAACTATGCAAACTCTCCTGGCATTAATGCCATGGATATTAGATTACATAATAAATGTAATATGGCATGTAATATGTGTGCTAGTTTTAATAGTACACTTTGGGCTAAAATAGAAAAGAAAGACGAGACTCACGAAATTGGTGAAACTAATCTAGAGTACATCTATAGTCTAGCAGATAATGTTACAAAGTTAAGCATACAAGGTGGCGAAAGTTTTTACGGTCCGGAGTTTGTAGACTTTGTCGATAACTTTCCTAACAAAGAAAATTTAATACTAGATGTATTTACAAATACAATTACTGCTGATATGAAAGCAATAAAGCGTTGGAATGACGAATGTAAAACATTATTAATAAATGCTAGTATTGACGGCGTAGAAGAAGTATTTGAATATATTCGTTGGCCAGGAAAATGGTCAAAGGCTAAACGTAATCTATTAAAAATTTATGACATTGTTGGATCTAACATGCGTTATTTCTATGCTATCCAAGCTAGAAACTTATCAAGTATTATTCCTACACTAGAGTTTAGAAATAATAATACACCTAAGAGCGAAATTATTTTTAACTTAGTTGAAGGACCTAGAGAACTTGCAGTTGAAGCAAGCACAATTGAAGAACGTACAAACTTTATAAAAGCGATGGATAATTATAGCGGTTATTATTCACAAAGAGAAGAACACGATTTAACCGCCGTCTATAATTTGTGTAACTCTATTACAACAGATAATAAGTTACTAAAGCAAAGAGATGCTAAAGATACATATGTAGACTTAATACGTACTCGACATTTAGAAAATTAGCTGTGTACTGAAATTTCTTACAGTACACAGCAATTTAATTTACTCGTCTCCGTAGACTTGTAAAACTTCTTTTACTGCATCATGCCTTTCAATATCTCCTTGTGCAAAGTGGACTATGTCCAAACGTGTAGAATTGCTTTGTTCTAACAGTTTACAGAAATCTATTAAACCGTTGTCTTTGAGCCTATCAGCTTGTGCTAAGTCGCCTGTAACAGCCATCATTGATCCTTCGCCTAAACGTGTTAGTAACATTTTCATTTGATTTGGTGTTGCGTTTTGCATTTCATCAGCTAAAATAAAACTATTTTTAAAAGTGCGTCCACGCATATATGCTAGTGGAGCAATTTCAATAATACCTTCTTCTATCATACCTTCAATCTGTCGAGCATCAAAGTACTCTCTTAGCACATCAAAAATAGGTCTCGTCCATGGAGCCATTTTATCTTCTAATGTTCCTGGTAAAAATCCTAGATCTTCATCAACTGACACTGCGGGTCTTGTCACAATGATTTTATCGATTTTACCTTCTTTGAAGAGTTTTACTGCCACTTGTACTGCTAATAATGTTTTACCCGTACCTGCTGGACCAATACCAAAGACTATATCTTTGTTTAGATCTAACAATTTTAAAACATAATGTTCTTGATTTATATTTCTTGGTAGGATTTGTACTTGTGTCTTTTTTTGATGTGGATTGAATTTAATTACGTTTCCGTAATTGCTGTCTGCACGTTGTTTTTGTGCTTTCCTTTTTGCACCCATTAAAGGTCCTCCTTGTTTGGAATTGGAGTAGTGCGCCCCGCAGGGCAAGCCCTACAAATGTATTTACCATCGAAAGACTGATAAAAAACTATTTGTTAACCTCTTAGATACGATAAATAAGTATGTTAGAGAAAACATAGGATATCCAATGGAAGACGTATACGATTTAATAAAAAATGTTGATGCTGTTTATAGTAGCAATACATCTTTTCAAGTATTAAAAGACTTTGAAAGAGTGTTAGAAGAACTTGACTTATATGTATATAAGAACTGGCAAGAAGGCGAATTGCTATCAGGACCTAATATTAGCAGACATTGGGTTACATGTAAATTTATGTGGGCTCGAAATGAAATGCCAGATCCGATGGGAGCCAAGCGTTTGTCAGAGTACGATTGCAAAATAGGATATTCTAAAGATTTTATTGTTAAGCCTCGTAAAATACGTACTCCAGACGATATACGTCCAGGAACTAAAAAAGGCAAATTAGATAAACACGCTATTTGGATTGTTGAAATTGAAATGCCTAAGAAACTTATTGCTGATATGTATAACAGTTATGCAGAACAACAAGGATTTAATGTTGAACCAGCTGTTCCAGAAAATACTCCTCCATTGGAAGCAGAACAATCCGAAGATCAATCAATTGATCAAATAGCAGTTGACGATTCGTTGGAGACAGTGTAATGAGTTTGAGAGAAGGCGATCTAAGAAACCTAATAAGTGAAGTATTTGAAGTTGATGGATTTCAATCTAAAATGGGCGACGACAAAAATATTATTACAGTAAGTTTTAATGTTGAAGGTAAAGACCCGGCAAATGACCTAGCTAACTTTTTAGAAAAAGGTTATGACTTTGTATTAGATGCAGATGTTACTAGTGGCGAGCAGTCAAATGGCAAATATAAAGTATTTGTTGAATTAGAAAGAGACCGTAGTGGTCCTGATAATATTATGGAAATGCTAGACGGTATATCTAAGTTAGGTGATATTGATAAGTTTAAATTTAGATACTACAAAAACTTTCACAGCAAAGATGCAACACTAGAAGAACTAACAAATGTAGTACCATCAGATCCGGATGGTTATGTAGTATTAGCAAATGAATCAAATTTAAATAATTTTAAGAATTTCTTTAACAAAAGTTTCGTTGACGAAATTGACATGATAAATGAAACTGTATATATTAAGAAAAAATATGCAGATCCTTTAGCATTTGAATTTGTTGATTTTGGCGACACGCTGAAAACTGTTGATAAAATAGATGGAGTATTTGACTTAATGGAAAGTTATCCTGAAATACTCTTTTTAACCAAGTACATTGGTGATTACAACATAAGTAAGTATGGAGACAAACTTGTATTCGAAAATGAAGACAAGGCTCTCGTATTAAAAAGGATCTAAATTATGTTTGAACTACAGAAAGAACACCTGGCTAAACTTATCCCAGGCAACAAAAACGTTGACGAATGGTTCGAAGCTCTAGTTGCTGTTATGCCAAAGTATGGTATTAACACAGAAAGAAGAGCCGCACACTTTATCAGTCAGTGCGCTCACGAAAGTAATAACTTTCGAAGTTTACAAGAGAATTTAAATTACAGCGAAAAAGCACTCAACGCAGTGTTTGGTCGTTACTTTGGCGCACCGCCTAAGCGTAATGCGGCAGAGTATGCACGTAACCCAGAAGCTATTGCAAACTATGTGTATATGGATGAATTTCGTAAGTACAAAATGGGCAACGTAAATGAAGGTGACGGTTGGTTATTCCGCGGACGTGGTCTAAAGCAATTAACAGGGCGCGAAAACTATACACGTTTTGGTGCCACAGTAGATATGACAGCAGAAGAAGCGGCAGACTATGTTGCAACTGAAAAAGGTGCTGTTGAGTCGGCTTGTTGGTTTTGGGACTCAAACAAATTAAACAACATTGCAGATACAGATGATGTTGTGCGTATGACTAAAAAAATTAATGGTGGTAATATTGGACTTGCAGACCGTCAAGCACGTTATGCAAAAGCAATGGAAGTATTTGGTAGTCCTGTATCACTAGCTGAAGATAACGGAGACGATGATTTTGATGTAGACGATATTGGTGTACTACGTAAAGGTTGTCGAGGCGAAGGTGTTAAAATGATGCAAGAAGCATTAGGCATTGGCGCAGACGGAATCTTTGGACCCGGAACTGAACGTAAACTAAAGGAATGGCAAACAAGTAAAGGTTTAGTAGCCGATGGCATTGCCGGACCTGCAACATTAGGAGAGCTTCTCGGCT